CCTTTTGCGCATTGTATTGTTCAAAGTCTCCGGTTGCCTGAACAACAAGACTTACATTAGGAACAATCATTAAAACCTTTCTCTTTTTAAGTACATCTAAAAGATAAGCAACAACCATAAATGATATTAAAGTCTTACCTGCCGATGTTGCTAATTCAGCTAAACATCTTCTATACTTTAAAATTTTTACAGCTGCATCAATTTGATAATCTCTTGGTTTAATTTTTGAAAATGAAAAGAAATCATCTACCCATTTAACAAATTCCTCTTCATTTATTTCAGTGTCAAAAATATCAGTTACATTGTTAAGTACAAATTCAAATTCGTATTCTTTACAAATATCAACAACTTCTTTCCATAAACCTGCTGGGATTTTATTTCTTTTTAAAAAGGAAACGTTTCCATCCCATACTCTTTTTTTAACGAGTGGATGGAAACGCCAGCCTTCTATCTTTTTGGTTAAACTTAACTTTAATTGGTCATATTCGCCTTCGGTACAAGAATCAATTATTAGAAACTTTTTATCGGCATCAAGTGTTAGGATCATAATTCTTCATCATTTAATCTTATACGATTTCTAATTGCGAATGCCATATTATCAAGTGTTTTTATACACTCTTGGTAATAATTAATATGAGATTCTAAAATATTTATTTGTGTTCGTAATGCAGATAGTTCAGCTTTAATAAAAGTATTCTTTTCGCCTGATGTTAATTTAATATCGTAATTAAGTGTGTATTCTCTATATTGCGATCTGTAATACTTATCCAAAGATGCATTTCTTTTATACACAATTGTCTTAAATTCAGCAATCTTATCTAAGAGTATTTGGCGATATGATAACATATGAACCTGACAATCCGCAAGTTCATTTACACTTTTTATTTTTTGAATTAAAGTTTTTATCTTATCTTGCCAATCATTTCTATCAGAAACAAGTCTCTTTTCTAATTCTGCATTTGCATTTTGTACATTCGTTTCGTTATATGACATTAAAAAATATTTTTAGAGTTATTACCTTTCTTGTATGTTTTAACCTTTGCCTTAAATACCTTTTTTCTTTTAGGTACTTCTATCTCAAGTTCCTTTGTCTCAAAATTAATTTCTGATGATGAAAACTTTGATAAGAGTTTAATTCTTTTTTTACTGGATTCGTAATCATCAAAAAAATCATCTATTTCCTTTGACACATTTAAAAAATTATTTTCAATCATAAGTACATTATGTCTAATGGATTGTTCGTAAAATATTTATCAAGATTATCTAAGCAGCCGGTTCTATTTTTAAATTCAAAAATAATAAGATCATTTAAGTCTTTTATCTTATTCTTTCCAAAAAAAGGTATACCAAAATCTTCACAAAATCTGGTCCACATAAATACTTCTTGTTCATTTTTTAATTTTTCTATCATTCTTTCTCGACCATCCCTATCATTATCAAAAAAGTAACGGGATGTAGGTACATCATCAAAATCAAGAATAACCTTTTTAACACCTGTTAACCCAATGGAATTTCTCATAAATAAACTATCTAAAGGTCCTTCAAAAATATTAAATGGGATTGCCATATTTACTTGAAGAATACCAAAGAGCATTGAAATTTTATTTAGGTTATCTAAATCTTCTTCGTTAGCATCAAGTCTTAATCCTAACTTATTATAGATTCTTTCAATATTCCATGTTTTATAGCGAGGACCAACACCTTCAAGATTTCTTGTTTGAAACCCAATGATCTTTCCACTGTTTGTTAAATTAAAAACATATAACTCCTTTCTTCTTGGATCATACGCAAAGTTTTCTAATTTACGATGCAACAGTCTACTCTTAAGATAAGGAAAGGCCCTGTATGTATGTTCATTAATTCTATAAATATTGAATGATAAAGCAAGTTCATTAAAAGGTATTGCTAATTCCTCAATCTTTTCAAAGAGATGAAAACTTAGAGATTCTCCTCTTTGTATATTTTTATGATTATTCTTTATAAAATTAATGACAGTAATTCGTTCTTCACCTTCAAAGTTTTCACCAAAATCTTTTAAAAAATTATCAAGAGAATTATGAACTGAACAATTATAACAGTGAAAGAATAGGTCATTCCAATAAAGGTTTCCTCTTTTCTTTCTATTATTATCAGCAGAATCTCCACAATAAGGACAAGCAAAATTTAATCTGCCCTTACTCTCTAATGGTTTTTGCTTTTCAGGGTGAGAATGGTTTCTATAAAGTACCCGAACTATCTTATCGATAATTCGGGCCTTTAATTCACTATTAAGCTGGGTCATTATTAAAGATCTAAACCATTTATGAAATCATCAAGATCACCACCTGAATTATTAGATTCCTGTGATTCATTTGTAACTTCAACCTTTGGTTCAGCTTTAGGTTGTGGTTTAGGTTGTGTTGTTTGGGCCTTAGGAGCTTCTGCTCTTGTACTAGTATTTGATACCCTACTTACAGAACTTCCTGGTGAACCGTATTGTGAAAGTACATTCATTACACGTTCTCTTGTTTCTTCATTCCAAGGTCTGTATTCAAAGTTTGATAGGTCAGGACCATTTTCTAAATAATCAATAATAGACTTTTTACCTTCATTAGTTTCAGGTACTTCTTTGCCTTCAATGACCATTGCAGAAGTTCTACTTTGAAATTTAGAGGAATCGTAATTAGGATAACCTGCTTGTTTTGAAATACTTAATTGAAAGTTTTTGCCTTCGTAAGGATCAAAGATTTGTACGGGTTCATCGTACTTAGGATTCATTTCCTCATCAATCTTTTGTTTGATTTTATAACCAAACTTAAAGACTTTAATCTGCCCTTCTAAATCTTTGTCATTTTCATCGTCGATAACTTGAACCAATGCATAATATACTTCTTTTCTTTTAAGCATCTCAGAATTCTTTTTGTCAATTGCTGATTCCGAGTTTCTTAATTTAAAGAACATATCCTGCACAGGACATTTCTCTCCGATTGTTGAAGGTGAGTCTACAGTAAACCCTTTACCATCAGAATCTTCTAACCAATATGTATATTTACGTACATAAGGTTTACGAGGATTTTTTAAATTAGGAAGAAAGCGTATTAGAGATTCATACATTCCGTTTTTACCATTGTCTGGTTTTGGACGATAAAGATCGCTTCCTGTTGGACGAGTTTCTTTTACTTCTAAATCATCTACACTTAGAGAAAAGATGTCAAATTCATTGCCTGTTTGTGCCATTTTAAATACTTTTTTTTAATTTTAATAATACTTTTAAACTTTCGCGATTGCCTAAAAATTGCCTTTCAGCAAACGATTATTTTCATAATCATTTGTTATTTATATATCTACATTATGTTTTGTTTCACACAATGTTTAAATTTTTTTCATATATTACCGATGTAATGTCAATGTCTCTAATAGATATGAATTTTTCATTATCAAGATTTATTTCAACACCCGCCAAATCATTAAATGTTACACGTACATTAGGTTTAAAGTCAGGATCATTAACAAGAGGGCCTACACATATAATTGTTCCAACATAAGGTGGAGCATAAAGAACATCTTTTTTGGGTACCCATATTGAACCTTCCATCTCATTTGGTTTATCTTTTTTGATTATTATTCTATTTCCTATTGCTTTCATAAAAAAAATTTTTAAAATTGTGAAACAAAATCAAGTTATCTATATATAAAATTTAATCGATTCAAAGAAGAAAAGTATCAGTTTTTTAGGGTATTATTATTTTTAATCTTTTAAGTTCTTACTAGAACAATTAAGTATAAAATAACTATCAAGTATTCTTTTTATTTTTCCAATATTTTATTCTAGCCTGTCTAATCTTTTCCTTGTGCTCTTCTGACATTGTCTTACCTTTTTGGCTTTTACTTATTTTGGATTTCCACTCTTTATATTTTTTATCAGCAATCTGCTTACCATACCTTTCTAACCAAATATTATATTGGTTATTACCATACATTCCGTTGTTTTCGCCACTTGATTTTTTAGATATTTTTTTGCGAGTCTCTTCTGACGCTATCTTACCTTTACGACTTTCGGATATTTTTTTGCGAGTTTTGTTGCTCACAGATTTACCGTATCTCCCATTCTTTTCACCTGAAACTTTATAGCCTTTACCATACATTCCGTTGTTTTCACCACTTGAATTTATTGACATTTTTTTGCGAGTCTCTTCTGTATGTTTAAATCCTTTTAATGATTTTGAAATTTTTCTTTTAGTTTCTTCGTGTAACGTTGTACCAGTTCTACTTTCAAATTGTCCACCTTCATTTAGATTATATCCAATGTCACAATTAGTTGAATCATATTCTTGAATGAATCTAATTTCAGCTTCATTCAACTCCTCTATTGTATCAACCTTTAGTAAGATTTCCTTTTTAAAATTTTCATTACCATACTTTTTGATTGCTTCTCTAATTAATCTCCCAGATCCCATATAAGATTTTCTATCATTAATAGTTTGACCTATGTATATCTTATTATTGATGAGATTTGTTATTTTATAAATTACCATACTTTTTATTTTATATATTAAATAAGCATCAGATAAATCGTCAATTCTATAATTGGTTGCAGTTTAATATAAAATATGAATCGACTATGTCGTCTACGGGCTTAGGTATCTTTTCAGAGTAATCTTTACTCTTTATCCAATTCCATAACTTTGTATTCCTTAAGTCTTTATCATTTAGGACATCATCTTGAAATGCCTTTATCATATAGAACTTATTTGCATTACCCTTACCTGCTAACTTTTTAACATGAGAAGGCTGATAAAAGCTTATCTTATTAATATCAAATTCTTTAAGGAGCTTATGCCTAAGAAAGGTGTTATACTGTATCATATCTATAAATGAATTGCCTTTTGAACCATAAGAGAATCCTTCTAAAGATATGTGGTAATCATCCGAAACTATTTCTTCTTTAAGTATATAAATTATTAGATCACTTATCATATTTGCATCTACGAGCTTCTCTCTTTCTCTGTTTAAGAATTCTTTGCTACTTACACCTCTATTATAAGGGTGTACTTCTGCACAATCAAGATCATCTAATTCTTTATGAATTGAGAATGCCTTTTGTATTTTACCATTCTCTGATCTCTCCCAAAAATTATTATTACCATAATTAAAAAAAGAGAAGAATCTATACATCCCACTGTCATATTGTATTGTCATAGCAGGACTGTTTAGTGAAAAGTCAATTCCAACTTTCATATGAAGAATGTTAATAGTTTATAAATTAAATAAATACATCCCAAATCAAAAATAGAAAACTTGGTATTAAATAATAGTTTTGAAATCTTTCTTAGCATTTTTATTTACTGTCTAAGATTTAAATTAATGTCCAAAAAATTATATACGAAGTTTAATGTAAATGTTTGAAATTCTACTGTGTTTGTTGAAAAGTTTAAATCTAGTTCGCTAACACTTGTTAAAATCATTTCTTTAAATTTAACATTAACCCAAGAGAAACCTTCAAGATCTAAGAGCTCAACACCTATACCTTCTGGTACATACTGAGGTTTTGTTTTTCTGCTGTAATAGTATTGAAAAAGATCAATAGCCATCCAGTAATTTACCCAACCATCAAATGCTTGGAATGTAACAGTTAAACTCTTATCATATAGTTCTTGCTCAGGAACTGATCCTCTATAACTTCTTGTTAAACCTGGATTATCATTTTGGGATACTGGGTCAAAAGAAGGACCAGGAATATTTATTGACTGTATGCCATAGTTAAAAAAATCAATAGGTTCATTAATCATATTACCAGGCATCTTTTGAATGAAAGGTTTATACTTATCTACAATTTCCTTAGGAATAAACATTCTTGGAAATTGAAATCTGAACTGATTATTTCTTGCACTTAATTTCATTTATAAATAATATTTCTTTAAGCGACTTGCATCCTGCTCTGTTACTGCTCTTCTTGTTCTACTTCTTGAACTATTATTTTTAGCTAACACTTCTTGCTGCTGTCTTTCTGCTCTTTCCTTTTGTGATTGTGCCTGTGCATCCGCAGCTTCATTAAGTACTTTGATTGCATCAGCAGAAGGTATTTTAGCAACTAATTTTGCTAATTCATTAGTAAGTTTTTCATTTGCTGATCTAAGATTATCAGAGATTAATTGTGATTGTGCAAGCTTGGCTTTTAATACTTCTATTTCTTTCCTAAGAGATGTATTTGTATCTGTTAGTTCTGCAACTTCTTTTGTATACTGTAAAGTTAAGTCTTCAATTTGTGAAGTTAAACTCTGCCTAGCTTCATCTGTTAGCGATAAAAATTTACCTGTGTAAATAACTGATTCATCTGATTCTGCACCATCTTCTGCTTTCATTTGTGTAGATACATAAAAGTTATCATTATCTAACTTAAGGATTTTTTTACTATTATCTTTACTTATACG